GCACTATGGTCAAATGATACTGTCCATATTGAGCCATTGTATTCAATGATGTCATTGGTATACGCATTTAACCCAGCCCATTCGCCACCATTCGGGATATCATTCGTAATAATATATCTAGTGCCGATAACGGCAGCATCTACCGAACCATCGCCTGGATAATTCTGTAATGGGTTTAAAACACCATTAACCGCAGTCAATGTATTCGTGGGCAGAGTGCTAGTGTCTACATCTACATTTAACGCATTTACATTGCCTGTATTAAAACTAAGTCTACCAATAATATCATTATCTGTGTCGTTAGGTGCATTTGATTTTCTTATACGCATCTGACTAATACCTTCTCGTAATTCACCGAAGGGAGTCAAGAATTTAGACCAATCAAGTTGAGCGCCATTTTCATCTAGATTAGTACCAGAATCATTAAACAAGTATGCTATGTCATTTTCAAATTTAATTTTCATATCATCCAATGTAACAGTTATATATTGCAGCGATGATGTGTCAAATGGTTCCTTTGCATCAAATGCATCTAAATTGACATCATCTAAATTATATAATTGGTTGATTACGGTATAAATCAATTTTTGCTGTTTTAATTTGGCAGGGGGATTAATAAATATCGGCATTTCAAACGTGAGTGTACTAACATCAATAATATCATCGACACTTGCGCCTACACTACGACTCGACCATTGCGAACTTTTCATTTCTACATAAGCAAGACTTGACCAATCAAGTGGATTGTCCGTTGTGTGGATATTTAATGTAGGATTGAATAATACCATAATTTGCTCAAGCAATTGCAATTTCTGATCTGTGTTTGAAGTCCAGATGTCGCAATTCATAGTTAAGTTATATGGAACTGGCATATGACGTTCAACCGTATATCGATTTCCGACCTCGTTCGTGTATTCGCCAGTTGTATCATCTATTGCTTTTTCATAAACTTGTACTTTGTCTACATGTCCTTGGTGCATCCTACGTTCTGGAGCCATTTCAAGTGCCGTAACATAACAAGATATGAATGGAACAGTGTTTATTATATTTTCACTGTTTTCGCGAGTAATATGCGCAGCCATGCGATTTGTGTCGCCATAGCGAACTGGTACAGTTTGGTAGATGGGCATCTTTTGGTCATTGACTCCCATTTGTACATCAAATCCACCAAACAATCTGATGAACTGTTGTATATATCGACGAACTTGTCTATCATAAAAATATTGTGCCATAATTAAAAATCACTCTTTGGTTTGATTACATCTGATAATGCCTGTCTTTCGGGCACTTCTTTATTGTCTACAACAGTTGTTGCTAGGTTTTCTATGAAGCCGCTTGCGTTGAATGTTCTATCAGTCCAAGTGGTGTCATTGACATTGTCATACAATCTTTGCCAGCGACTACCTCGATAAACGAATAAACGATTAGGAGAGAAATCTTCTCTTACGAAATAATCACCATCGTTTGGCATTTGCGGGAATTGATCACCTTTGTCTAGTACTTCGCCATGATCGTATTCATCATCTGTTGTTGGTTGACCAAATAAATGATCTACCAATGGTATTCCTAGCGGATCGTCAAGTTCAGCACTTTGTATGATAGCATTAGAAATATTAATCTCTGTTTTATATGAACTTAGATCTTGTTTCAAACTATTTGGATCATCGGCTGTTCCTAGTATGTCTGCGTATTCTTGTGTATCGGTTAGCGGTGTTACTTTAACACGCCAGATATGACTATACCATGTCTGACTATATCCTTCACTACCACGGTTAGCATCTTGAACGACATAAAATTTATTAATAGCAGTTCTGTCATGATTTAGTAAAAGATCATCGCGTAAATGGGGTAATTCTAGTACATCGCCCGGCATTAGTTTTCTTCCGACCTTTGCTACCATATCGTTTGTGTGAAATGTGATGAACATTGTATCATTAGTTAAGAATAGACCAAATTGTGTTAAATCAAAGTCATTGTCTGTTACGTTGTATACACCACGTAATTCAAAAATGTCTGGATCATACTTACGATCACGGTTTTCCATAAACAACAAGTCTTGTATCTTAGTTTCATTAATAAATCCTTCAGGATTGATCTCAATGCCTAAAGTGGGATCAAGTTCAAGACCAGAACCATAATTTGGTTCAGTGGGGTCATCACTATTGATAGTTTCTTTGGGTCCAAGATATTTATGAACATGTATGGCAGTACCACCGATATCAAACTGTTCTCTGATGGTTCTGTCATGAAAGTTAAAGTCATTGGTTTTTGTCGCACGATAGAGACTTAAACGAGGCATAGATTACTCCTTATATATAGAGTATTTATGCAAAAAGATTTGAAAAACTCTTGACAATAGTAAGACATGTTGCTATAATAGTTAAGTAAGTTAATTAATCAAAGCGAGAAAAATTATGTCACAAGTTGCTACTATTATCAAGAACCAAATCGGTAACAAAGCATTGTATATGATGGGTGCAAAGAATTTAGCCACTGGTGGCGACGATCTTTCTTTTCGTGTTCGTGGTAGCAAGCGTGTCAACCACGTTAAGATTGCTCTTAATGCGAGCGACACATATGACATCACATTCGGTAAGATTTGGGGTATGAAATTCAATGTAGTTGCATCGCATGATGGCATTTACTGTGATATGATGCACGATTTAATTGAAAAAGAAACTGGTTTATATTTGTCACTGTAGTAGGGCTTATATAGTCGCTACAGTACGCTAAATGTCTCCTCTAAGCGTCGATGAAGAGGCATACAATACAATGGGAGTATAATTATGGCATTTGCCGATTCGTCTGTTTATTTCAACACTGGTGACAGTTCTATTCTTGGTTCATTTTTTGAAAAGTCAGAAGGTGGGATATTTGAATTTTCTAAGAATTTAAATGATACCCCATTTGTCGATGTTTCTGAGTATCCGCATTTAGTATGGGTTACGAGTCCGTCTGCGTTTGATAGTGGTTATCGCTATGCGAATGTCAAGAAAGGTATTGCGTACATTGTAGTTGACGAAGATGACGAGGGCAATCCTGTCATTGAGAAGTGGGATATCAAGCAAAAACGATTATATGAAGCGATTCCACTATAATATTTGACAAAAAACTATAAGTAGTGTATAGTATATTTAAATCAAAGGAAATACAACATGGCTATTAGCATAAAAGTCCCTCGCAAGAAGCCTAGGGCAAAAATTAATCGTAAAACTGGATTTACTGATCCAGATTGGTCTTCGGCAGAAACTTGGTCTGGTGATAAATTTCATAAAGAGCGAACTGCATTTGCACGATTGTATTATCAGAATGTAAAGACGGCAGATTTGCGTGGTTATGTGTATGACTATATGAAGCAACACAAATACAGTTCAGCAGATATCAAAGCAGCAAAGGCAGTGTCGCATATTCCAGTACAAGTTGGAATTTATGCAAAATTGTTGACTACGGGTATGCCTGATTTGCAGCAAAATCATGCAGACATGTGGCGCAATCTTAAAGGCACTTCATCTGAACTAAAACCTGTTAGTGAGTTTGTAACTGGTGGTATTGCAGATGTTATTGCAATTGGTTCACGCATTGTTGGAGCAGATGATACAATCGAAGAAGCGAAACCAGTAATTAGTGTCGTTCCTAGCATTCAAGATATCATGCGTAAAGCAGCCACTGCGATGTGCGAACCGATTGATGATGGAATTGAAGAATTTGTAGTATCGCGTGATATTAAGTTGGTAGCGAATTTTGAACCCCATACAATTTTGATTGTAGCAGAAGCAAAGGCAAATCATGCTCGTATCATCAAAGGTTTTTATAATGATGTATATGAAGAATTGTTAGAAGTTGCTGCAATCCCAAAACCAGCAGCATTTAAGAAATTAAGCGAAGAAGAGCAAGATGCATGTGAACAATTAGCAGAAGCATATTCGCATTTCAATGCAAAGCAGTTAGTGGCTATAATTGCGATGCATAAGAAGATAATTGATGCATGTGATATTGTTATCATTGAACAGAAAGCAACAAAGGCTCCTCGTAAAGTAAAGCAGAAGTCGGCAGATCAGTTAGTATCTAAATTGAAATTTAAATCAAATGATTCTTCGTATGGTATTGCGAGTGTAGCACCAAGTGGATTAATTGGAGCAGTAGCAGCAGTAGTATTTAATTGTAAGAACCGAAAACTAGGATTATATGTAGCAATTGATGCAGATGGTTTCAAAGTTAAGGGAACTACGTTATTAAACTTTAACGAAGAGGTTAGTACACAGAAGACATTACGAAAGCCAGGCGATGTGTTACCAGAATTCAAGAAGATTACAAAGCCTAAGGCATTGAAGACATTTAATGCATTGACTACGACTGATACTAAGATGAACGGTAGATTCAATTCTGAGATTATTATTCTTGCAGTGTTCAAGTAGTTTTTGAACACAGACTTGCGTGCAGTAAAAGCATAAATATACCTAATAGGAGAATATAATTATGTCAGCACAATCTGAATTAATCAAAGAAATAGAACTACGCTTAGGTGGTCAAATGGTGGATGTGGAATTAGATCCAGAACACTATGAATTAGCGATCAAGAAGGCAGTAGAAAAATATCGTCAACGCTCAGAAAATTCTGTAGAAGAAAGTTTTGTTTCACTGGATTTGGTAAAAGATGTTGCAGAATATACATTACCTAGTGAAATAGATGAAGTAACTGATATATATCGCCGCACAACTGGTGTATCATCTGGAACGGGTAATGATTTTGAACCATTTCAAGCAAATTACTTGAATACTTATTTATTAGGTTCGAGTCGTAGTGGTGGTTTAGCAAGTTTCGATTTCCTACAACAGAATAGAGAAACAATGGGTCGTTTATTTGGCGCAGAGATCATGTTCACTTGGCGCAAATCTGACAACAAATTAATTTTGCATCGTATGATGAAAGCAGATGATTTATGTATTCTCCATGTGTATAATCATCGTCCATTGGAATTATTATTAAAAGATATATATGCAGGACCTTGGATTAAGGATTTTGCATTATGTCATGCTAAATTAATGCTTGCACAAGCGCGTGGTAAGTTTGCACAAATTGCGGGTCCACAGGGTGGCACTACAATGAACGCTGGTGAACTACAAGCCTCAGCAGAAGCAGAAATTGATAAACTAGAAACAGAACTTACACTTTACAATGACGGCTCTTCGGGATTAGGTTTCGTTATTGGATAACATAATAAACGAAGGTAATGATGACAAAGAAAGTAATAGGTATATGTGGATTAATCGGTCATGGTAAAGACACAGCAGCAGGGTTTTTAATTGAAGAGGGATTTCAGAGAGTTAGTTTCGCAGGAGTATTGAAAGATGCTGTTGCGAATATTTTTAGTTGGGATCGTACTCTATTAGAAGGTAATACGTCTGAGAGTAGGGTTTGGAGAGAGCGAGTAGACACATGGTGGTCTAATAGATTAGGAATACCTAATTTTACACCTAGATATGCATTACAGTATATCGGCACAGATGTCATGCGAACACATTTTAATCCAGATATATGGGTAGCAGCAGCAGAACGCAAGATTCTACAAATTGATAATAATATTGTTATTTCTGATTGTCGGTTCTTCAACGAGTTAGCCGTAATCAAGCGATTGGGTGGAACTACTGCATCTGTGTGGCGATATGATGTACCAGAATGGTGGGATGTCGCCGTTACCACGAACACTACATCAGAAGAAGAACAATATCAAATATATGATGAAGGCAATCATATGGAAGTGAAATTCCCAGATATTCATACAAGTGAATCTAGTTGGGCGGGATGGGAATTTGACCATGCTATTGATAATAAATCGACATTAGAAGAATTCAGAAATATCACTATTAAACTGCTATGTTAACGCTGTAATCAGGTCTTTTCTTTAACTTACGCTAAATACTAACAATGATATAGATTCATAAACTAGTAATTACATGTAAAATAAAATAAAGGAGAACTCCAAAAATGGCAAATCTTGTATCGCCTGGAACACAGGTACAAATAACAGACGAGTCGGTATACGGACCAGC